ATTAATTTCTTTAATTAATAAATAGTTTATGCAGGATTTTTAAAGTGAACCCACACAATTAAATAATAATCTAAAGAAAAAATAAATAAACTTGTTAAGAGAAAGTAATTGATTGGAAGTTCTTAACCGAAACTCTAATATCTTTACCAGGATATCTAATCTGATAAACTTGCGATGGTTGAGCAAAAATCGTGTCGTCAACAGGCGCAATCATTTTAAGTGCTGGGTCTGAGTATTCCATAGATGTTTCAGCTGACGAATATTGTCCTCCAACTTCATTGAATACGTCCAAACTAGCAACCGTCAATACACCATTTGTATTTTGAATAATACTTCTAATTTCTGATAGGTATACATTCTGTCCTAATTGTCTTGTTTGTGGGTTGAAATATGCTGACACTTTATCAATAACACTTGAGATAACCTGTCCTGAGTTTTGAGCAGAGTCCAATACAATCGAAACATCAACACTCAGGTCAATAACTTCAGCACTGAATATTGATATGTAGTCATTCATCATACGATAGTTTGATAAGTAATTTGCAATATTTTGTCTCAAAGTATTTGACACAATATTTGTCAATTTACCTGATGTATCATAAGATAATATTTGAATTAGAATCTTATTGTCGTTTTCTGTAATAGATACTTTTGCAGGTGCCCCAAACTGAGCTGGCATGTTTCTAATAATTGATTCATAATCCTGTACCGTAACCGCTCTCTTTTGAGCCGCGAAGTTAAACGATACATAGTTTCTAATCTCCTCTAATGATGGTATACCCGCCCCACCAACCGCTGCAGTTACGTTAACACATCTTAATGAGTTAACCACCGCTGAGTTTGTTGTTTCAGATGGACCATTAACAAAGAATGAAACGGTACCAATTTGGTTGATTACGTTTGTACCTAAGTTTGTTGCCAATCCACCACCCACTCTATACTGAATAAATAAAGTAGAGTTTGGTGTTAAAGTAGAACCTAATGAGAAGTTGTTTGAATATTTTTGAAGTTCTAGTGTTGTACCTAAAGTTGTGAACTGATTCAATTGGTCTTGAGCAGTGTTTGTACCACCACCAAATGTCATCTTTTTAAATCCTTCAGGGGTATATTCGGTAATGAATCTATTTTGTGTTTGAATGTATCTACCCACTTTAATACCAGGTTGGTCAGATACTTTTGTTGGGTCCTCAATAAAGACTCTATCTTCAGCTAAAGCGTCTACCTCATACCATCTATTTTCAGCACCTAAAAATTCTGCGGTTGTAGGTATGTTTGTGTATTGTGTACCATTTTTTAATAACACACTTGTAATACCCAATACATTTTTTTCAGGTAAGAATAATTCAAAGAATGGTTTAACATCGTTGGCACTTATAACTCTTTTAAAAACTTTAGTAATACCATTAACAACAATTTCTCGTTTGGTAATGGTATAGTTAACTAAGATATTATTCGAGTTGAAGTTAGGAATTTTTAATCTGTTTGGAAATCCCTGAGCATTGTATGGTGAAGCAAAATCAATATCGTAAACATTTTCAAAAACCACACCTGCTCCAACAACTTGAGAACCTCTTAATAAGGTACCAAGATATCTTTCATCTTCTTTATCCCCAAATGCTGGAACTGTAACCGAGAAATCAACTAAGGCAACTGATGGTCTTTGACCTGGTAATTTTAAACCATAAGTTCTGGCAATATTATAAATAGATGACCTTTGTTGAGCATATTGTAATACGGTCTCTTGGATACTTCTATCAATATTATAATGTAAGTTGTCCGCAATTGCTGCGTTTAAATCGATAAATACTGAGAATACCGATGCATCATTAAAATCCTGTATTAAGTCAGGATAATATGTTTTTGTATAATTTAAGAGTTCAGTTCTAATTGACTGATAATCTCTGGTAGCGTACGATATTCTATTATTTGCCATTTATATTAAATATTGATAATTACAAAATCACTCTGTCCATATGTTGACCCGTTGGTTGAGTAATCTAATCTTATTTTTGCAGTATATTCAGAAGTACCTTTACCAGGAAATCTGTAAATTGATGACTCGCTAGTCCCTAACAAATTTTGTCCTGTCGCAATATCAACCTCCTCTTGTGCATCTGCTGGAGTTATACTTAAACTATTAACCAACAAGTTTGGCATGAATGTTTCAATTGCGTCTCTGATGTCAGATTCAATAGCATTAAACGTTAATCCATCAAATGGTTCAAAAAGGAATTCATACAGTCTTGTACCAAACTGAGGTAAATAATACCTTGAGCCCTTTCTAGTTAACAATAAATGTATTAAGTCAGCTTTAATTTCCTGAGACTCTAATTCGGTAAGTTCTAAATAGTCACCTCGTCTTGAATCCCTAAAGGGAAAATTTATACCATAAGTAATTCCATCTGCCATAACAATAAATATAATGCTATCTAATTTTCTTTAAATAGATTAAAAATGAAAAATCCCGATTGTGTCGGGATTTTCAAATTAGGAACTACATCCAAAACATTCAAAAGGACTATCTTCAGGTTTTTGAGTTAAGTCGTAATCAACTTTAGGTGTTTCAACTTTAACTTTAGGTTGTGATATTTTTGAAACATCTACCGCTAAGTGTTTAGCCCCTGTTGAAATAGCTTTAGTTCTAACGTAATAACATAACGTCTTCAAACCTTTTTCCCATGAATGGAAGTGTGATGAGGTAATCTTAGACAATGTAGGGTTAGCCATATAGATATTCATTGATTGTGATTGGTCGATGAATGGTGCTCTGTCCGCCGCCATGTTAATCAATTCTCTTTGTGAAATCTCCCAAATTGTTTTGTACTTACTAATCAAGTGTTCAATACGTTTAACTTTCTTGGTATAGTTTTTATCCTCAGTATCGAGGTGATTATTGAAGTTAATGTTTTGAACTGAACCTTCATTTAAAATGATTTCATTTTTCAAATCCTCACTCCAAATACCAATCTTTTCAAAGTCATTAATCAAATACTTGTTCACAATCATAATCTCACCACCAACAACTCGTCTGTTAAATAACGCTGAGTGAGCTGGTTCTGTCATTTCAAATGAACCTGTAATCTTAGCTGAAGATGCTACAGGCATCTGAGCCGTGAATAATGAGTTACAAACACCGTAAGTTTTAACTTCTTCTTTTAAAGAATCCCAATTCCAAAGACCACTTAATCCTTCATAATCTAACCCCCACATATCAAATTGAAATACCCCTTTTGACATTGGTGAACCTTTAAAGTGAGCGTATGGTTTGTGTATCATTGTTTTACATAATTCCATACTTTCAGTGATTGCTGCAAAGTAGATAGTTTCAAAAATAGTTTTATTTAATTTCTTAGCCTCTTCAGATGTGAAAATGTAATCCATCAAATAAAATACGTCAGCCAAACCTTGAGTACCAATCGCAATTGCTCTTTGGTCTAATCCACCCTTTCTACCTTTTTCAGTTGAATAACTGTTAATATCAATAACTTTGTTAAGAGCTCTAACAACTTTTCTTACTTCACTATAAAGTAAGTTAAAATCAAACTCACCTTTCTCAATAAAGTTTTTCAATACCATCGAAGATAATGTACAGATTGCCGTAGTTTCTTCATCGGTGTATTGGTAAATCTCATTACAAAGGTTTGATTGTTTAATCACCCCAATGTTTTGGTGGTTTGTTTTCTTGTTAGCATTGTCTTTAGAACATAAGTAAGGAACACCTGTTTCAACTTGTGATTCAACAATCTTAGTCCAAACATCTTGTGCTTTAACTTTTTTACCAAGACCTAACTCAACTGCTTTGTTGTAGTTTGATTCGTATTCATCACCATAACATTCTTGAAGTGGTTTAATACCCGCTTTAAGAATATCGTTAGGACAGAACAAATACCAGTCAGAACTTTCCTTTACCGCTCTCATGAAGTTGTCAGGAATCCAAAGAGCCGTGAATAAATCTCTTGCTCTTAATTCTTCTGCACCTGTGTTCTTTTTGATATCTAACAAGTCCATAACATCTTTGTGCCATGGTTCGATGTAGATAGCAGCACTACCAGGTCGTCTTCCTTGTTGGTTAAAGAATCTTAATGACTCGTTAACTATTTTCAAATACTTCAACAATCCACCCGCAAATCCACCTGATGAATTGATACGACTTTCTTTACTTCTGATGTTAGACATTGATAAACCAATACCTGCAGCGTCTGAAGAATAAGTTGAAATATCATTCAATGTTTGTAATAAACCATTACGTGAATCAGAATTATTATAATGTAATACACAAGACGCTAATTGAGGGACTTTGGTTCCTGAATTAATAATGATTGGTGTTGCTGGTGAAATAAGTTGATTTGACAATGAATTGTAATATTCAACCGCTTCTTCAAATGAGTTTGTTACCCATAGAGCAACTCTCATATACATGTGTTGTGGTCTTTCAACTACTTTACCTTGGGGTGTCTTTAACAAGTACATTTCTTGTAAAGAACGCCAAGCGAAGTAATCAAAGTTATAATCATTCTCGTGATTAATAACCTCATCAATTTTGTCATGACCATAAGAGTCCATGATTTCAATTAATTTGTCATTGATTACACCAGTCGAATACAACTCCATAATAGTTTCACAAAAACTATCATTGGTTTCTTTGTGATACGCAGAAATCGCAACTGATGAAGCCAATCTTGAATAGTCATGGTGACTACCAGTATAAGCCGCAGCAATTTCGTAAACTAACTTATCTAACTCTTTAGTTGTAATAAGCCCTTCAGTTGGAACTGATGTAATAACTTTGATGAAGATTTCATCAGAGTTTACGTTCAATCCTTTCGCCGCACGTTTAACTCGATTATAGATTTTTTGAGGATTGAATGATACGTCCTCACCGTTTCTTTTTTTAATTTTTAATGACATCATATTATTTTAATATTAGAAATCTTCCTCGAAGGAGATTGTCTCATTTAATTTTGCTTTTTGATATTCTACCGTTCTTGACTCAAAGAAATTTCCTTTTGTCTCAACAGCAATTTGTTCCATGAATTTAAATGGTTGTTCAACATTGAATTCTTTTTTACATCCCAACTTAACCAATAAACCATCAACAACAAACTCAAGATATTGTTTCATTAAGTTTGAGTTCATACCGATTAACGATACTGGTAAGGATTCAGTAATGAATTCTTTTTCAATCTCTAATGCGGATAATAAAATCTCACGGATTCTTTTCTCACTTGGTTTGTTTTCAATGTGGTTGTTTAACAAGTGGATTGCGAAGTCACAATGTAAGTTTTCATCTTTAAAGATTAAAGAATTAGCGTTACATAAACCTTGCATGATACCTCTTGATTTCAACCAGAAGATTGAACAGAATGAACCTGAGAAGAAGATACCTTCAACCGCAGCAAATGCCACCAATCTTTCTTGGAAAGATGATTTTTCAATCCAATCCAAAGCCCATTTAGCCTTCTTTTGAACTGCAGGTAGGTTGTCCAATGCGGTGAAACATAAATTCTTTTCTTCCTCATTTGAGATATAAGTGTCAATAAGAAGTGAGTACATCAAGCTATGGATGTTCTCCATCATAAGTTGGAACCCATAGAAGAATTTTGCTTCAGGGTATTGTACCTCACGATAAAAGTTTTCAGCCAAGTTTTCATTAACGATACCATCAGAAGCCGCGAAGAACGATAAAATGTTTTTAACAAAATATTGTTCGTTCTCAGATAGATTATTCCAATCTCTGATGTCATTAGTTAAATCTACTTCTTCAGCCGTCCACAATGCCGCTTGGTGCATTTTGTAGTACTCCCAAATGTCATTGTGTTGGATTGGGAAGATAACAAACCTATTAGGGTTCTCTATTAATATTTTTTCCATAATTGTTTTTTGTGTGTTTTAAGATTGTTTTTGTTCTTCTCTTTGTTTTCTCTTTTCCAACAGTTCTTTAACTCTATCTCTTTTTCTTTCCTCTTGTTGTTCTTCAAAACCTAAGAATGTTACAGATGACTCTGTATCGATTTCAAGTAGTTCGTTGTTGAACTTACAGTTCTCGAACACTACCCCATCTTTACCAATACGTGATTTGGTAATCGCAATAGTTGCTAAGTTCATTTCTTTTTGTTGTAAAGTTTTAGCCACGGAAATGATAACGTGTCCAACTTGTGCTTTCTTAATAGAACCACCCATTTGGTCGGTGGTAACAACCTCAGAAGATATAGAGCTTCTGTTACCCTGTGTTGCTGTCCATCCAACTAATGATAGTTCGTGACACATCGCTTCAAAACCTCTCATTACTGAACCCTCAGCTTTCCATTCATCTTTACTCGAACTTTCAGGAACCACACAATCAATATAGTCCAAAAGAACCAAGTCAATCTTTGTACCATCAGCA